CTCAAGTCCAAGAACACGAACTCCGCTGAGCAGAAGCGAGAGCTCATCTCCAAGGACACCATGAAGCAGCTCCTCGGCAGATCTCCGGACTTCCTGGACATGCTCATCATGCGAATGATATTTGAGATAAAGCCGAAGGCGACTGGCATGAAGTCCGCCAAAATCATAATCCCCGCAAAACGATGACCTTACCTATCATAGAACACATACGCTTGATGCTTCAAGACCTGGCACCTGGAGCAGTTTTCGAGTGCGACCAGGCTCGGATGCTGAATGTCAAAGTGGACACAATGCCTCGATTTGAGACTGGGCTCAACGGAGAGGTCATCAAGGACTCAAACGGGAATCCGGTCAGCACTACGTTCATCTACATCGAGGAACCGCTTCAGGGGTACTATGACATTCCGTACAGAGGCCACCAGAGACAGCGATTGCCTTTGATGATTTACTTCTGTAAGTTCGAGCCAATGGGCAATGACGCCTACAAAGGGGATACTCCGTTCAGTACTGAGTCCAAGACGACATCGAGACTCATCCTGAGAGACGAGCTGGAGAGAACGCTCGTAAGGCCCTTCCTCCTTCGGTTGAAGACTTCCAGACTTGGCATGCTTTACCCGGAGATGATGAACACGGTACGAATAGTCTACCCATCTGCCAGATTTGATGCTAACGAGGTCAGTGTGGGCATTGAGCTGACTACATATTCCGACTGGTGCATTTGGTCCGAAGATCCAGGCATGGATCTCATAGGCAAGAGATTAATAGACTTGCCTGTTGGTACTGACCTGTCCGGCAGAATGATCCGATGCTTGGCCCCCGAGAACATATTCCCAGCTGCCCCAAACGCTCTGACCTATGTCGAATGGGATCTTAACAAAACGAGGAAATTTAATTTAGTTGTCGGTAATACTGCGGGAGCTGGAGGTTACTCATACTTACGAGTTAACGTGGGGTATTTTTCAATAGGTTGGTCCATTATGTCTTTCTTAATCCTAAAGTCTAACCCGGGGGACTGGGACTTGTGGTATAACCTAAATATTACATTTAAGACCCCCGAAGGAACGATGATTTTTAGCCCGGCTCCCGAGGCATTTAAGCAATATCCGTTTAGCGAGTTGACAGTCGTAGGATGATACAGCGAATCGACATAAAAGGCGGTCAGATGACGTTCGGCCAACGCATAGAGCTTGGCCGGATCATCACTGACAAGGAACTGACCGACATTGACAAGATGAAGGAAGGCATGCAATGTCTCGGCGTCAAATGGAGTCTCAGGAACACCTCGGAAATTGTCGAGTACTGGTATGAGGTTCTTCTGGGCATTAAGTACTGGATTGAACGAGAACAGGCTGAGCTCAAGTACGAGCCCAGTGCCGAGGAGAAGGCAGCCGGTATTGCTCAGTTTTCTCTGTTGGTTGGCGAGATGGCTACCATCACTGCACTGGCCAAGGACTACTCGAAGGACCCGGACGAGATCCTGGAGTGGAAATACGGAAAGGTATACAACCTCCTTTTCACCAACTTGCAGAGTCACCTCTTCCGGGAGCGATTGAACAAGGAACTGGAGCGTAAGGCTCAGCAGAAAGCCAATGCTCGCAAACCTCGAAACAAATGGCGGTAGGACTGGAACAGATATTGGCTGAGGGTCTCACCCAGATGAGGGACGAGATCATCCGGGCATCACAGGACGCCGGGCAGGAAGCCTCCGGCAGAACCTATGCTCAGATAACAGTCCAGACGGGACGGGAAGGTGAAACAGTTTGGGGATCAATCGAAGCTCCGAACTATTTCTACACTCTCATTCGTGGACGAGGTCCTGGAAAGATCCCCGCCAATTTGGGACAGATCATAATGGAGTGGGCGAAGCTCAAAGGCATCACCTTCTCGGATCCCAAGGACCTGGTCCGATTCGGAAATTCCACTGCATGGAAGATAAAACGAGAAGGCTCAGAGCTTTACCGCAATCACATTTACGTTGACTTGGTCGACACTCCCGCTGATAACTTCGAGGAGTACCTGGCTCAGCATTTGGACAAGACAATGGAGGTCCTCATTGAAGAGGCATTCACTCCTGACAACAATATGGACCACGGATATATAATATAACGCGATATGGCAATTACCAATCAACCGGCTGACGACTCCCTGTTCTCAGCATATTCGCAAATACCAGTTGAGACCGACGACTTAACATCCGGGCTTGAGATCAAAACTCAGAACTTCGACGAGGACAACATGGTCTCGCTTAACATCATTGACAACGAGCAATCCGAGGTGTTTGACAACAGTGACGGCGGCGATGAAGAATGGTTCAGAGAGTTTGCAATACCCCGGAGGATGGTACCGGGGGAATGGTATGCTTTTTGGGTTGGATATGGCACAGTAAACGTAGAAACTACCTTGACGGTCGCGTTATACCAAGGGAACGCAGAAGGACATGGGGTGATCAGGGTTGCTACGACCGATCTTGCGATTGGATCTTCTATGAAATGGCTTGTCCAAATCCCTAATACTGAAAATGTGAGATACCCCTACACGGTACTGAGAATATATTCCGGGGAGGAAGGATCAACATCTGGGGTGAAGGTAACACTTTTTAACATGTCTTTGGCCTACGGGAAGAACTTTATCTACTATAGCCCCAGTTCAGTGAAAGCAGCAAATTCATTAACCGAAAGCGTCGACATCCATAGAGACTCGGGATTCGGGACGAGGAAGAAATACGACCTCAGCTTTTTAGCTAAAGCCGGATTTCGGTATCGCTCCAGAACATACCCGTACGTTAACTCATTCGTAAACTTTGGCATTGACTACAATCTTATATCAGCATACGCCTACAGAGGCATTGGCGAACAGGATTTCAATGTACGGTATGCCTCCCGAGGAGTACGACCCCGAGGACACAACGTCAACTTCCCCATGTCATATATAGGACTGGCATTGACTGACAGAACTCCTGACAACAACAGGAATCTGTACGTAAAAAAATACTACGGGTACCCATACTACGTCACCCTGTTCCCGAAAGGAGTTTCGGGAATTGGCCCCGCTATCTCTGTCGACGTTCGTGTTAAGATAGCTGAGACCGAGGAAGAACATCAATTTGACATTTCCAGCCGACTCAACATCCCGCTTGTGTACGAATTTGATGACGAATATGCTGACGGAGCTGAATACGTAAAACTCAGACTTTCTGGTGGAGTATTTCCTCATCAAGCATGGAATATCATATTTGTCGACACGGAGGTACCTTGCAACCCATTCTATATTCGCTGGATAAACCGAAAAGGCGGATGGGATACGTACATGTTTGAGCAACACAAGAAGTATACTCAGGAAGTTGACAGAGGAGACCAATACGTATTGGCTAATGCCCGGGATCCTCATACCTCAGAGACGAGGGGGGAGTTAGCTCCAGAGTTTAAGAACATAGTCCAAGCTGGAGCAGAACAGCTTGATGAGAACGACTTCAACTTGCTCAAAGGTATTGCTCTCTCGCCTTTGGTCCAGGTTTACGACTATCAAATTACGACATGGCAACGAGTCCTCGTAGACGATACTGACCTGACTTGGGACACTAAGGCCCCACGGAACACTGTTAGCTACGAGTTCCAGCTTATTGACGAACAAACTCAGTGGTAATATGAACTACGAACTACTCATGAAAGGCATTGACGGCGAGGTCTGGTCCCTGGACCTCCCGCTGGATGCTCCTGCGATGAATTACCAGATCAACAATCTGGCGGAGCTGAAAGACAGGAATGCCTCGTACTCCCAGCGGATCAGTCTGCCCAGGACGACCCATAACGAGCAAGCATTCCAATTCAGTTTTGTAGTCGGCTCAGGTTCGTATGTGCCATACATGAAGTTTCCTTGTCAACTATTCTATGAGGGAGCACTCATATCCCCGGCTGGAGCAGTATTGAACATCGTAGACGTATCAGATACATCGATCGGGGTCCAGATCCTCGGGGCAACCGCTGACCTGTTCGATACACTAAACAACACTGACGCGAAGGACCCCGGGGATGGTATGTTTCTCCTCAAGTGGTACACGGACACAATGGGACAGACTGAGCGATACCTCTCCGGTCCCGAAGAGGCTCAAGTCCTGTACTTTTGGCTGTATGCAACTCTACAAAAGAACCCGAACATCCCCCCTGTCTCCATGGAGGCAATCAGGCAAGTCAGGGAGTTGGACAAGTTCTACCCCCACCTCAACTGGTATGACTTGGTGACGTGGATCTTCGATCGAGCAGGCTACAGTCTCGAGACTGACGTGGATTCAGTTGACCGGGGTGAAATGTTTTTACCTTGCACTTACCCCGTTTTGGCAGACAATCCCAAGGCCCCGAAAGCATCCGGAACTGGCTGGATACAAGACCCCTCGGTTGGCACTACGGTCGGGGTGATTTGGCAAGGGTACCCCGGAGTAACTCTCAGTGACCCGGTCGCCGGACGTTTGATTATGGGCACCGCACCCGGAACATTCAACTGGATGACTCTATGGGATACTACAATCACGTTTAGTTTCGCATGGTCCAATCCTTCTTCCCTCCAAAATGGTTCGGTGATAATCAAAGTTACCCACTACAAGAACGACGGAACCTATGCTATAGTGTTGGACAGAACTTGGATGTCGGGATCTTCCGGCAGCGTTTCGGTCGACATCCCGATGGAGGCAGGAGAGCACATACTGGTGTCCGGGGCTCTCGACACAGGCAATTACTCTCCCACTCGGTATGACATGAGATTTCCGGTCAGCATTACTGCTCCTCCCGCGCCGGAAACTTCCCCGGGGGATAAGCCCCAACCCGGATTAACCTATGACCTCCTGGCTTCGACTGGATTTAAGAGCTTGGGAGACATAGTCAAAGCTTTCTTCCAGTTGTTCGGTCTGACTATAGACGTGAATCCCGCCACCAAAGTAGCAAGAGCATACTCGGTTCAGGAGTTCTACAACAGACGAAGCTCGTCCGGGAAAAATTGGTCTGACAAGCTGATAAAAGGAAAGGACACCAAACTTACGTTCCAGTTGTCCAACTATGCCCAGTCCAACGAGATAAAGCTGGAGGATAACAAGGACAACAACGTTACTGACTCGTACAAGTTCAGCATCCCGGACGTCAACCTCCAGCCTAATAAACTTCTGTTCCAAATTGGGTTCTTGGCAGGGCTCAACCAAGACCTCTATGATGCGGACACTACCGGTAAGATTCATACACTTGCTAACTACCCGATTTGGACTATCAACAGAGGGCGGATGGAGAACGGGGAAATGACTGAAACGACTTGGGAGTACAATGCTCTCAGTAAGCCGATGGTCGTCCACATCAATAAGTCTGACTATATGTGGCCCCAGGTAAGTGTAGGCTACACCCTTACACGAGTACGACTATACACGGCGTATTTCAAAAATTTGAATTACTACGTTCCTAAGTACTACGACAAGCTCATCAACAATATCCTCAAAAGACCGAAGATCCTACAGACCCAGATCCTTCTGGACTCGCTTGACATCCAAAGTCTGGACCTGTTCAACCCGGTATGGCTGGAAGAGCATGGGTTCTGGTTCTACGTCTCGAAAATAAACAACTTCCAAGCTGGAAAGATAACCAAAGTAGACCTAATACGAATGTGATATGGCCGAAGAACAGAAAAATACAATTTACAACGTCCGTGTAACAGCTGAGGATGCCCTCAAGACGTTAGCCGAATTGAAACTCCGGTCCCAGGAGTTGAGAGATCAGCAGAAGGCTCTCGGCAAAGTAACTGAGGAGAATGCTCAAGAATACTATGCGCTTGACAACCAGATCAAGGCAATCAACAGCGAGGCGAACAAGTACCAGAAGCAAATCCAGAACAACATTAAGCTCCAGAACCAACAGGAGGCAAGTTTAGCAAAACTTAGAACCCAGCTGGCTTTGGACAATGCCGAGTTTGCAGAGCTGGGCAACTCAATGCAGGACGCGGCTCGTAAAGCCGAGCTCGGCAAGCGCATTGCAGAAACCACCGAGGAGCTCAAAGCTCAGGAGGAGGCACTCGGGGACTATCGCCGGTCAGTTGGTAACTACGAGAAGGCAACGGAGAACCTCAAGCAGGAACTCTCCGACCTTACCCAGACACTCATCCAGATGGCTCAGTCCGGGGATACGAGTTCTGAGACGTTCAAGGAGATGATTAAACGAGCCGGTGAACTGAAAGGAGCTGAGGACATGGTCAATACAGCTATATCCAACGTTGGTAAAGGAACTGAAACCATACAGGCAGTTACCAGCGCCACGTCAGCTTTGACTTCCGTATGGGGCCTTTGGACCACAGCCACTCAGGTACTGGGGAGCGAGAATGAGGAGCTCAACGCTACCATGACGAAGATGATAACCATCATCACGGCTCTCTCCTCTTTGTCTTCTCTCCAAGCAGCTCTCTCCAAGACCGAAGCCACTTATCGAGCTGCATCTAACTTGGTTCAGCTGGTTGGCATCAACCAGACTCTCGCCGAGACGAAAGCGATAGCTGCTAAAAATGCCGTACAAGGAGCTGGCAACATCCTCACCAAAGCAGCAGCAGCTGCCACATGGCTTTGGAACGCGGCTTTGGCTGCCAACCCCGTTGTATTGGTGGCAGCGGCAGTGGGCGGATTGGTGGCTGGAGTGGTTGCTCTTACGAACGCATTTAACAGTAACACGGAAGCTCAAGAGAGAGCAACCCGGGCAATGGAGGCATACAATCGAGCTGCCGAAGCCTCTACGTATGTACTGGATCAGATCGAGACCAAGCGGAACACTCTGTCAAAAGCCGAGGAGATCCGGGGCAAGAGAGAAATAGAAAATCTCAAAGCCAATCATGCCACGTCGGAACAGATCGCCGAAGCTCAGCTTAAAACAGCTAACAAGCTCCGCGAGATTGAAATGAATGCAGCTCGTCAAAGACAGATGGCTGCAATGGATGAGTTCGACTCCTTGAAGAAGGTGATTGCAGCCAAGGAGGAAGAGCTCAACACATGGTCCGGAAGCTTGGACAAATACAAGGAAGCCAAAAAGGAACTCGACGACTTGAAAGGTCGATACCAAGAACTGTTCCGGACAATCGAGAATGAAGGAGCTGCAGTTGCCAATTTGGCTCTCGAGACTGCAATAGCCAATCGGGAGGCTCAGCAGTCCATTGCCGATAAGGCTCTGGAGGTTGCTTTGAAGAATTCGGAAGCCATGCAGAAAATCCGGGAAGACGATCTCAGGTTCCAAACAACATTCCAGTCTACGAGCATCGCCATCCGGATGGAGTATGAAAGGAAACTCTACAAGGCAGCTCAGGATGGAGCCCGGGAGCGTCTCGCTCTCCAAAAAGCTCACGGCAAAATCACTAATAAGGAGTATCAGACGGCTCTGAATGCCATGGCTCGGTCTGACAAGCAGTTCTACGAGAACCAAGCCAAACAGCTCAATGACTACCTTGCGGGGGTGAGAGCAAACATATTGGCTGTAGCTTCCGGGGGCACAGTCGATATGCAGATTGCTCAGGTTACTCAGAAGTACCAGGACGCCATGAAGGAGCTGGCCAACATTCAGCCTCCCCAGTTCGTGAGAGGTATGAGCGAGGAGGAATACCAGAAAGAGTATGCCGCTTATGAGCAGTTCCTGGTCAACAGAGCCGAACTCGAGAAACAGATCCAACAAAACCTCCAGGACGAAATCAAAAAGATCCGCGAGGACGCTACCAAACAGCAACTTGACCGGTTCAACCAAACTCTAAACGAACAGTATGCCGAGGACCTCTCGAAGGCAGCGGACAACGAAAGGAAGAAGCTGGAGCTCGAGAATGAGGTGCTCCAGAAGCAAATCGAAGCCAGGAAAGCTGCCGGGGAGAAAACCTATGAGCAGGAGGCCCAGCTCCGAGCCAACAATCTTCGTCTCCAGCAAATGGACCTCGACAAGGAGCTCGCTCAAGCCGAGTTAAATCACAAGTCAAAATATGAGATCCGGAAAAGGTATCTGGAGGCAGAGTTGGCAGCAGCTCAAGGAAACGAGGACGCCATTGCTCAGATCCAACTTGAGATGGCCGAGAATGAAGAGGCTTTATGGGAGGAGCGAATTGAGAAGCTCAGGGAGTATGCTGAAATAGCATCCGGCTTTGCTAATGCTTTCAATGACTTGGCCAGTGCTCTCGGGGAGCGCCGGGTTCAGGAGGTAGAAGAACAATACAGCCGGGAGGAGCAGGCATTGGCAAACATGTACGCTAATGGCCAAATCACGGAGGCCCAGTACAACGAGAAGAAAATCAAGATGGAGAAACAGAAGGAGAAGGAGTTGGCCAAAATCGAACGGGAACAAGCTATCCGGGAGAGGGCAATGGGATCCTTCGAGATTGGCATCAATACTGCCATCTCCATCATGGCATCGGCTAAAATGGGATTCCCTTTGGCTATCCCGTTCATTGCAGCAGCTGCGGCTTTGGGAGCAGTTCAGATGGCAGCTCTTTGGGCAGCTCCTCTGCCGAAAGCCGCAAGAGGTAAATACATTGAGGGACCCAGTCATGCCGCTGGAGGAGTGCACATTGAAGCCGAAGGAGGCGAGACCATCATTAACAAGAAGTCGAGCCGTATGTTCCTTCCTCTCCTGTCTGCCATAAACGAACTTGGTGGCGGGGTCCCCTTCGTGAAAGTTGGGACGGACGGGGGATATGCTCTTCGGTCATTTGCTAAGACCCCGGAACCCATGACCCAGTTTGATCTGTCGAGAACAATCCAGGAAGCATTTGGCCAAGTGTCGGTGATTGCTACAATCGAAGACATCCGGAGGGAAGATGCTAACTACGTGCAGATTCAGGACCGGGCTAATTTTTAAATAATCCAGCACAAATAGTATTTCAATATCTATTAGGAATAATTATATTTGTATCGAAATAATTTGGCACATGATATTCATCAACTTAAAAGGCGCAATTGACTCTGAGGAGAATCGGGTCATGATGGAGCTTTGGGGCGGGACCTCAGAGATCTGTTCCGTGGAGACCTTCCGCCGGGTACTTGATGAACACCCCGACGAACAGGAGGTGTGCATCAACATTGACTGTGACGGGGGCTCTGTTGAGGAGGGCTTCAAGATTTACGACCTCCTTCGCATGAGCGGGAGGACGATATATACAAATATTGTCGGGGGATGCCACTCGATGGCAGTGTGCATCCTGTTGGCAGCTCCGGCAGAGAACCGGTCGGCAAACAGGAATTGCCGGGCACTCATCCATCGGGTATACATGCCGGTCGGGGATTGGCTCACTTCCGACGATGCTCGTAGCATTGCCGAGGAGCTTGCTCTGGAGGAGGAGGCTATTCTTGACGTGTATGTCGAGAGAACAGGTCAGGACCGGGAACGGCTCCGCAATGTCATGCATGAGGAGCGAATCCATGATGCCAAATCCCTTCTTGACTTGGGATTCATTTCCAAAATCAATTCATACAACACAAACCAAATTTTTAATGCTATGGCAAAAAACGAAAAAAGCGCTTATGAGAAGTTCATGAGCAAGGTCAAGGCATTCCGGAATGGCAAGAAAGGCGCTCCCGCCAATTTTGACTATCTGGATGCTGAGGGTCAGGTCGTTCTCCAGACCGTAGGCGAAGAGGACAATCTGGCCGAAGGTGTAGAGGCAACTCTCGCCAACGGCGAGACGTCGGGCACTGTCGTTCTGGAAGACGGCCGGGTGGTTACTGTCGAGGACAACATCGTCACCAGCATCGAGATGGAGGACACCGAGTCCCTCGAAGATCGCGTTGCAGCACTGGAGGCGATGCTCGACGAGGCAACGAACCTCATCAAGGAGCAGGAGAATGAACTCCGCAACCTCCGTGGTAGCAACTACCGCCCGAAGAATCGCAAGACGGTTCTGCCCGGAGGCAAGAAGCCCGAACCCTCGGCAGCTGACCTGAAAAACGAAGCTCGCGAGAAGCTCCAGAAGGTCAACGCTGCCAAAAAGATTCTCAAGTAGTCAAACTCAAAAACTTTAAGAACTATGGCAGTTAATAACGGCGGATTCCTCGACATGGACAAGTTCACTTTTTGTGGACGGGTCATTCAGGCAATCTCGGAGATGATCATGGAGGACACAATTCAGGGTCCTGACATCAATCTCATTCACACAGTTTTCCCCGACATCGTCACGAATACCGAAGTTGGTTTCATCGGCGAGGGTGGCATGGTCGGCGTGGTCAACACCGGGTGTAACCCGACTCCCCAGCCGTGGAAGATCAACACCCGCAAGCTGAAATGGGAACCCGGCACCTGGGAGATCCTCCTGTCCCAGTGTTACACTGACCTTCAGCAGTCGGCAACTATCTACTCTCTCCGCACCGGCGTCGACATTCCGGACTTCACGGACACGGACTACATGAACATCGTCATCGAGGTTCTTGAGCGCTCCATCATGGACTTCTGGTACCGCCTGTTCTGGTTCAACGACAAGGACGCCAAGAATGTTACCAATAGTGGTATCATTACGGACGATCTCGACCTGAAATTCTTCACCATCATCAACGGTTTCTGGAAACAGATTACCACGCAGGTTACAGCCAATCCGTCCCAGCGCGGAGCAACAATTACGGAAAATGCCGGGGCATCCTACGCAGCTCAGAAGCTTACTCCGGACAAGGCCAAGGAATACATTCAGTCGGTCGTGTTCAGTGCCCCGCTTCTGCTCCGTCAGCAGTCTGACAAATTTATCCTCGTTACCCAGTCTGTCTACGATGCCTATCAGCAGTCTCTTATGGACGCTTGCTGCCTCGAGTCGGCTCGCTTAGCTCTGCTGAATGGCATGGAGGCTCTCAGCTTCAATGGCATCCCTGTCATCGCAATGCCCATCTGGGACAAGATCATCGCTACGTCGGAAGACACTGGCACGAAGCTCAACAACCCCCATCGAATCCTCTTCACCTCGAAGAGCGTCCTCGGCATAGGTGTTGATGCAATCGACAGCTTCGAGAAGATGCGGATCTGGTACGAGTACAAAGACCGCGTAGTATACGTAGAACTCATGGGCCGGGCGGATGCCAAGCTCACTAACCCGGATCTGTTCTCGGTAGGTATCTAACCCTCAAAAATCTAAGAAAATGCCAGGACTTGATTGTTCTAAAATCAAAACAGGATTCACCAACCAGGTGTGTGGTAAGCCGGCAATCGCCGGCACCACCGCCAGGGTGATTCTCCTCAGCTACTCGGACGCCGACAAATCGAAGTCTGTTGTAACTGACAACGTTATCTCTTCGCTCATCCTCAAGGCCGGTGCCACTGGTTACGAAGTCGACTCGCTGCCCAACGCAACAGTTGGCTCGGACACCATCAATGCTGGCACGTATCTCAAGACCCACCAGCACAACGTGGTCGTCCGAATCTTCAAGAAGTCGGAAGCAGCCAAGAAGTTCGTAAACGGCCTGACCAATGCCCGCGTCATCGCTATCGTCGAGAACAACGACACCGGAGACAACGGGGACACCAAGTACGAGGTGTATGGCTGGGACTCGGGTCTGGAGCTCACCGAAATCACTGTCACTACCGAAATGACCGACGGCGTCGCTTACCAGGTAACTCTGGCCAACGGCACAATCGCTCAGGAAGGTTCGCTCCCGATGAGCCTCTTCAACACGGACGAGAAGACCACCGACCTCATGGTCGAGGGACTCCTTGCCGGAGGCAGCACAGGGTGTACGGTAAAGGGCATGATGGAGTTCCTGAATGACACTGAGGAGACCGTAGGAAACAGGGTTCCCATCACCCTGACTCGAGACAGCTGTCAGACAATTACCAAAGTGAACATGCCCGCAGCTCCTGCGTCTCCGAATCCGGCTGTTGCATTCCCGGGATCGGGACTTCCGGCAAACTACATCTTCACCAACAATTTAGGAGCCGCAGCTAATCCGCCCAAACTGTACTACACCAACAACTCTGGGCCCTCCCAGACGGAAACCCAGTGGGGTGCCAAGATTGACGACGCAAACATCCGGAAGCTGTACATCAACGGAGAGTATGTCATCGTTCTGAGCACCTATGTAGGTGCCCCGAAATAGTAGCACTCATGACTGACATGCTCGAAAGACTGAGAGCTTACCAATCCAAGTATGGGTCTCTGAAAGGCGAAGCCTATCGGGCCCATACATTGGAATTGGAAAAGAATCCCGCTCTCCATCGAGAAGTAGACGAACTTTCTCGGTACTTTTTGAATAAGTCAGTTTCCCGATGCGGCTTCTGCCTGATCGAAGCCGACTTAGCACTAAGACGAATAACAGAACAACAGATGAAAAACGTAGCACACCCCGATTACGAACTCCGAGCAGGCACTCTGCTCCACGACCCAATCAACAAAGAGTTCAGCAAGATCCTCACTCCGAGAAACATCACGGAGGAGCTTTGCTTGTACCACATCGCATTCAACAAGGATGCTCTTTCGTACTTCACCCGGGTCCCCGAAGACCTGAACGACCGGCTGGAGAAGTTCATGGCACGTTACGGCAAGGAGATGCCGGACAAGGACGTGGAAATCAAGAAGCGCCAAGCTCAGGTTCTGAGCAAGCAGATCGAGTCCGTGAAAGCCGAACTCGAAGAGCTGAACAAGAAACAGACCGAGCTGAACGCCAAGCTCGATGAGTACTCCAAAGCCATGGGAGCAATCCACGCTATTCTCGATTCTGCGAGGGCCGAGGAGAAGACCGAGGAGAAGACCGAGGAGAAGACCGAGGAGAAGACCGAGGAGAAGCCCGAGGAGAAGCCCGCCGACATCGACACCGAGGTGAAGGAGTTCGTCGACGCCGGGATGGATCTGGAAGCCATCAAAGAAGCCTATGCAGACTCGCAAATGTCTGCCGGGGAGATCGAAGAGGCTTACAACCGGATAGTCAATCCCGTTTCGGAGGCTCCCAAGAAGAGAGCCAAAAAAGGAGGGTCCAAATAGGACTGGTAATAGGACGGGGTCGCTTCCCGTCCCTCCTACTATTAAAATTACGCCAGTATGAAAGTTGCACAGATTAAATCAGCTCCTCAGTTCGAATCCCGGAACTGGAGACAATATGGCATCCAAACATACGGAGATACCAACGACTTTCCCCAGACCGTCAGCGAGATTGTTCAGGCTTCAAAGACCGGCAATGCCTGCTTGAGCATATACAATGATTTCGTATACGGTCACGGATTCAAAGATCCAGGTATCTACAAATTGCGGGTCAACAAAGAAGGGGAGAAGCTCGATAAGATCCTCCGCATGGTCTGCAAAGACTTCACGTTATGGCATGGGTTCGCCATCCATGTTAACTACAATATGAACTTCCGCGTTAGCTCGATTCACCACATTCCGTTCGAGTCTCTCCGGCTGGAGAAGGCGGACGACAATGGGTTTATTGGCCGGACGGCATACCATCCGGATTGGGGTCACCGAGACAAGACGAGGTCCCGGTGGTCGCCGTCTGACATTGAGTGGTTTCACCTCTTCAACCCGGATCCGGAGGTCATTCTCAACCAGGTGGAAGAGGCTGGCGGATGGGACAACTACAATGGCCAGATCCTCTACTTCTCCGGGGACTCGGAAGGTAGCCCCTCTTACCCAATCCCCATATTCATCGCGGAGATGACGGACATGAGAACTGAGGAAGCACTTGCCAATGTAGCCGGTAGAAACGCATGCTCCAACTTCTTGTCAGCTGGGATCTTGGTAGACATCAAGGACGAGACTCAAGATCAGTCCCAAGTCAATGAGACCCAGAAAGAGCTCAACAAGTTTCAAGGAGACGAGAACACTTCTCAACTGTGGTACATACAGTGCAAGTCCAAAGATGAGGTGCCCCAGTTCATAAGGTTCTCCGGGGAGAACTATGACAAAGCATTCGAAGTAACGCAGAGAGTCATCCCGGAGAACATTGGTCAAGCCTTCAAGCAGCCTCCCATTCTTCGAGCTGTTGACGTGGGGGCTAACTTTGGGGCTGATCTCATGACCAATGCCTACAAGTACTACAACTCTGTTACAGTACGGGAGCGTCAGCAGCTGGAGGAGACTTTCGTATCGATCTTTGAGTACTGGTGGGCTCCTTTGGAAAATCCCGACTTCGCTATTCAGTCTCTCACTTACAATGCCGGCGAGTCTATAGCAGACAGAATTGGCAAGGACAACATGACTCAGGTACTGGAGATTATCCGGGACCAGATGCTCTCCACTGTTCAGAAGAGAAACATGCTCAAGCTCATTTATGGGCTTTACGACGAGGAGATTATAAAACTCATGCCCGATGATACTCAACTCTAACGACCTTCGGAATGTTCGGCCGATAGCCGAGAACATCAACGATCCGGCCAGACTGGAGCCATATATCCGGGAGGCTGAGACTCTCAGACTGGTGGATGCCATAGGAGCCAATCTCTACAGATGGCTCGACGAGACAGACTTTTCCGGCCCCGGTCCTTTCCAATACGGGGACGTAACCATTACAAAAGATCAGTACACTGCCGCCATGGAAGGCGGGTATTATGATGGTGGCTGTTACGGGGATGGTCGAAGCGAAGGACTCAAGATCGCCATTGCATACATTGCGTATTCCCGATTCATCGTCAACAATCCAATCAATCCCACTGCCTTCGGGGTGAGGTACAAAGATGGCGAATTCAGCACTCGAGTAGAAGACAACATCATCATCCGTAGCTCGAACGAAGCACGGAACATCGGGGAAGCCTACCTCGAGAAGGCTATAAATCACCTTAAAGCTCTGCGGTTACTGACTCCATGTACTGAATACAAGGAGTCCCCGTCTCGTAAAATGATTATAGGACGTAATAAATTATAAGTTTAACAGATATGGAGGAGGAAGTCATGAGAGCGGGAAAATGGATATGCGGGAGCATTGTAGGGTTTTGGGGGCTTTTAGCTCCGGTCCAGGTCCTTATCCTCTGTGTCTGTATTGCCATTATCGTCGACTTCATAACTGGAAATATTGCTGACTACAAGCGCCACAAACGAGCCCATCAAAAATATGTGTTCAAAAGCGAGAAAATGTGGGACACGTGTTGGAAGTTGGGACTCAGCATTATCGGTATTGGCATGGCCTACATGCTTGACGTGCATGTCCTCCCGAACTTGGGGGGTCTCAACCTTGCCAACTTCTTCGCTGCTTTTGTGGTCGGGACTGAGTTTTGGAGCTTTCTGGAGAACTCCGCAATCATTTCGAATCATCCCATATTCCGGGCTCTCCGGTCATACATGGAGAGATCTGTCAGCAAGAAAACTCAAATAGATTTTGAATGCCGTGAAGACAAGTAAGTATTTTAAGCCCGAAGAATTCGAGCGATGCAATCCGTCTTGCTCCATCGAAGACATGGACCAGGACTTCCTCGATCTCCTGGATGACCTCCGTGAAAAGGCAGGCATCCCCCTCGTCCTCAATTGTGCTTATCGTTCCAAAGAACACGATAAGGCAAAAGGTCGGTCCGGCAACAGTGCTCACACCGAAGGTTTGGCAGTGGACATCCGGTGTGCCTCGGGCCCCAATCGGATGAAGATCCTCCAGGCAGCCATTGCATTGCGGATCCGGAGGATAGGCATCGACGGGAATTTTATCCACGTAGATGCTTCTAAAACCCTCCCGCAGGACACGGTATGGACTTACTAAAGAGAGTACTCTGCACAATAGTTCTTGTAGGTATAGGCTTTATAATCGGGCGTAAAACAGTCGAGGAAAAGACCGTTATAAAGTACGTCGATTTACCCCCAATTCAGGGGGAGGTCAAAGTCCCGGATTTGGTTCCAAAATGGGAGGGTTTTAGGAATCCAATCAAATTGATATATATCTATAAGGGCCAGGAGGAAAAGGTTCCCCAAACACCCCCAGAAATCACAAATGGAGGGGGTTTTGGGGAGGACCAAAAGGAGGTGGATACTCTGGAGAGCGTAAAAAGGACAATATTGGACTGGAATACGACCAGGAAATACGCTGGAACATTCTTCAAAGATCCCAAAATTGGCCAATTTGACTGGGAAGCTACAGTCCAATACAACACTCTCCAGCATCTTACGTACAAGTATATCCCCGTTCGAGAACACATCAAAGAAACGAGGTCCCCGAAATGGTCCCCCTTTCTGAGAGCTTCAGCTAACTCATTCGGGCAGGTTGGGGCTGGGGGAGGCATATATTACAGGAATTTCGGAGTAGATATATCCTATGTGCGGGACTTCGAGCTGACCCGATCGGGGTATGAGGTCGGCTTTAGCTGGAAATTTTAGGAAACTACTCCGTCCCGGGCTTAGGGGAGCCCGGGTTTTTTTTTGTGTTCTCAAGCCGGGGATATTGGCCCCCGTGGCAGGGACCAGCAGTAAACAATGAGAAACAATAATAAACAATCATTGTTTCTCGATAATCGATTGAATATCAATGATTTAGGCCCTTGTAAACAATGTAAACAATAATATAGGAGGAAAACCTGAATAGGGAATATGTGTTCTAATATTGGATAATAGTGTTCTTAAAGAGGATAAGACCCCCTATAAAAAGGTTATATAGAAATCATTGTTTACATTGTTTCTCCGGGGGTGATTTTAGGGCCTAACCCATTGAGTGTCAACCACTTAGGTGAGAAACAATGGAAAATTTATTGTTTCTCTGCTATTTTTCCAGCATTTTATCGTAGTATTTGCAGCAGAATTATTGTATTTGTGATACAAACAAATTACAACATGAAGACAATTACTTACACCAACAATCAAGGACTCGAACTCAAGGTCAACAAATTTACTTCCGGACAGTTCAAATGGGCATTCAGTCTTACCTTCAACAACGGAGTCCACACCTTTTGCTACACCATGACAGAGCTCAGGACCATCCTTCTGAAAAATGGGATGACCCGGAAATGAGCAGCTAACGTAAAAGGCAGGTTTGACCCCCTCACTGAGTCTGGCATTCACATCATCCATTATAAAACCCAAAGCGGCTCGGAAATGGAAGTCTTTGCTACTGAAAAAGGATATTTCGTAAACTGGGTAGGAACAGGCTTGGGAATGGGCTACGTTAAACCTAACCTTTTATGCCATAAAATCATACACTACGGGTTCAAGCAGTTTTAATTCCCGGGGCTCCAAAATAGGGGTCCCAACTTTTTTCTCATTTTCCAATCAAAAAATTTTTTACTTCAAAAAACTTTTCTTATATTTGTGATACAAACAAAAGGATAAGACAATGACAACTACAAATTACATTAACAGCAACGGTTTAGGACTTAAGGTTACCCAGCTTCCTTCGGGTGCTTTCGACCTCTATTTCAGCAATGGGTTCATCTCCACCTGCTACACAGAAGAGGAGCTCCAGGACCTCATCCAACGAAAAGGTTTTCAACAAACAAAATAGAACACAATGAAAAAAAAATCGCATGAAATGAACCGGCACAGCCGGCTATCAGGGATGACTACTTCTCCAGTCTCATCGGACCGGAGATGGACGCCGACAAAGCAGTAGAGCTCGTAGACAGGATGCAGAAGAGAGTGGACAGCCTTGACGAGGAGACAGTTAGTTATGTTTCTTTAGTCTTGTCGGAGATGGTTAAGTTAGCAAACGAATTGCCCGGCATGGACAACACCTTAACCAAACGAGAGGCTCTTCTCGTCTGCATGGGCTTCAAGACTGGCGAAGCATACGTCTGCGGTAAGTATGGAATTAACGAATAGTAAAACATGGAAGAAAAATTCAACTGGGATCTCCCGGCAGATCCGGACCCCAAATCGGACAACTATTACAACGGAATCGTATCCAAGGAGCTGAAAGACCCCAGCAATGTGGGAGAGGTTCTCCTCGGAGTTATTCACAGAGAATCAGTTACCAATCAGTCGGATTTTGTCAATGAAGGGATTCAGTCTATTCTTGACCAGTTTGGCATTAAAACCGACAAACCCCTCACAAGAAAGGAGAAGCTCCTGGCATTCATCGGATTTAAAGCTGGCTCAATGTGGGAGAGGTTGGTGGAAGACCAAAGTCAGTCAGAACCAGCTTCACCCAACCCTCTCGAAATTGTCATGATGGGACTTCTCAAAACAAACGGAAAAAAATGCTGATTTTATCGTAGTATTTACCGCAGAAGTATTATATTTGTAGTGTAAACAAAAACCTACACAACTATGAGAACAGTAAAATCGGTACTTATCGTCACTCGAATGGGATACGTGGAGGGAGTCTTCACTTCCTTCAGAGCTTTGGCTAACTCCCAAGGAGCCACTCGAATCAATATTGAAGGTGAGTATGAGTCTTATACTGAGTCTGAACTGAAAGACATTGCAGCTAACGGTCAGACATTTACCTACTTCGGCGAGAAGTGCAGAATATCAGCAAGAACCTTAAACAGATAACCATGAAAAAGATCGAAAAATACGTAGTATTCAAGTATGAGGACGAGTTCGGATTCCACTACATGAAAATGGACAAGCTTCCCGAGGAGGGACCTACATACATGGAGCCCATCTCGTTCGAGAAGAAGATCAACCCCAACTGTACCCCGGGAGCCATCACTCAACAGCCGTTTTCAGAGGACGGAGAATCTGCCTATGTGCTCAGCTCAAAATTTGTCCCCGTGTCTGGTTGGTGGAACGACAAAGCCGAAGTTCGGGAATGGCAGGAAAGGACCCGGGTCTATAAGGCTCTCAAGGAGTTGAAGAGGAAAGGAGAGGACCTCAAGCTTGAGAAAGCCATTGAGCCTCTACGAGAAGTATATGCACGGGTCAACCCCAGCAGGAGGAGCATATTTATTGCTCAGGTGGTCTACCTCCTCACCAAGTAAACATTTTTCATTAAAAAGATTGAAAAAATTTCAATATCAGGGGAAAATTGATTATATTTGGGATAAACAACATGGACAACACAATGACTATCGATCTCAGAGAACTAATTGAACAGAGAGGTCTCCGACTTCAAGAAGTAGCAGAAATTCTGTTCCCCGATAACCGGTTCCCTCGAGCAGCTCTCAATCGGATTCTCAACGGAAAAACCTTGTTGAATTCGGAGCAAGTTTCCCGTTTAGCAGCTTGGCTTGGGGTATCGGTTGACAGCCTCTACAAAGGAGCATGGAACTCCGAGTTTAAAGGAGAGACATGTATTCTGACAAACGGGAACTACAGAGCCGAGTTATCGGTCAAAACAGGAGAGACGAAGGTGTTCCACCTCGGGTCCCTGTTTCATGAAACTGTTCTCCATGACCCGGCTATACCCCTCAGCAAGTACATTGAACTTCTGAACACCATAATCAAAAATCATCAAGCCAATGAAAGTAGAAATTAAGTTCGAGGCAAACCTCGAAGAGACTCAGGATCTCGAAATGGTCCGCAAAATCTGTCAGGTCATAGGCGCAAATCCTGTGACAGTTAAGACGACTGACGTCAAGAAGCCAGCTCCGGCCCCCAAAAAGACTGAGGAGCCCGAACCCATGCCGATGGATGAGAACTCCTCTTCGGGCTCCGACCCCGCTGTCTCCATTCAGGACATCCGGACTCTCCTGGCAAGTAAGGTGGACAATCACCGCGAAGCTATCCGGGCAAAGCTCACTGAACTGGGAGCGAGAAATGTGACGGGACTGGATGTCCGAAACTATGACGCGTTCTACGAATTCCTCAAAAACCTTGCGTAATGGGAACCCCGAACCATTCATCTCGTAAGCACGCCATGCTTTCGGCATCAAAGGCAGACCGGTGGATCAACTGCACCCCCAGTGCCAGACTGGAGGAAAAAGTTGAGGAAACCGGTAAGCCTTCCAAGTATGCCGAAGAGGGTACTCTGGCTCACGAGATGGCAGAATGTTACCTCCGAGCGAGGTTCCGCATAACGCCTGTTGACGTTACGTCTGCTGAACTCAGGAAGCTGAAGAAGAGTGACCTCTACACTGAGGCCATGGATGAGCCCGTAATGGCTTATTGCCAGTACGTAACGGACCAATATACGGAAGCTCTGCGGAAAACCAAAGACGCTCTCGTTCT